CCGTTCTGAATGCGATTTGTCCCAGTAGGAACTTGCCCGACTCTGGGCTGGTAAAGATCTGAACCAAGATTTCTTGGCCGTTGTCCATCACTCCTGTATAGACGCTGTAATCCACTATCTGCGGTTCAGTCATTGCCTGTCCTTTTGTCGGTACTCCGACCCTAGAACATAGATCAAGCCTTAGGTGGGATTTCCCCAAACACCTTTAAGAATGCGGCTTTGACCCAGATCACCGAATCGGCGGCCTGTGGTGTGATCTCAATGTGGAACCAATCGCCACCTGGTGCACCGTGGATTGTTGGCTTGTCATACTTAAGCCATGCATACCGATCACAACGCCATGCTCGACCTTGTGGTTCTGGGAAGTAATCCAAAATACATTGCAGGCCAAGATCGTTGGCGTTGGCAACAAGTTTGTCAATAAAGATCAGCGCCTCTTTGCGTCCTGCTTTTGGATTCTTTTCGCTTCTGCGATACGACAGATCAACAGCTCTGCCAGTTGCGTGCACACTCAATGAGCCTGGCTTACCGCGCATGTCACGTTGACCCCAAGACCCGTTATTCCAAAGCGAGCCATTAGACGCTGCTATGGCTTGCTTTATCCATTCGTTCATGCCGGCACGTGGTGCTGGTGATGCACCGTCAGCGTTGCCTATGTAATCGCGTGCGTCTGGGACGCCTGGCTTAGCCTTTGCTATTGACACGCCCAAAGCCTGCATCTTTAGGGTTTACCCAGCGGAGCAATGGTGGAATGATTGCTGCGATTGCGCCTTTGCCAAAGTCACGTGGGTCTGTGGTGCCTGTTGAGTACACCGCGATGAGAGCACCTACGACCGAGCGCAGGTAACTGGCAAGCATTGCTTTGTCTTTAGCCTTCATCGTGTCCGTCCTTTGATTTGTTCTTTAATCCGTTGGATGCCAGCAAGCCTATAAGACCGCCAGACAAGGTCATGAGCATTGGGTTTAGCACCGAAAATGCTTCGGCATCGTTTGGGGCTTGCTCAAGTGGTTGGGTCACAAATAACAGACCATAAAGCAGGGTGAAAATTGAGCCCACAAACGCGCAAGTCAGACCAATACCGACAACAAGGATCAGTCGAGCTTTGATCTCTTCGTTCGTGTATTTAGCCACAGCGTCCACCGCCAACCGCAATCTCTGTAGTGAGCGTGATTGCTTTGTTCTTGGTGCGAATGCAGTTCATTCGAGTCCGATCAGCACACCCGGAGCATCCCCACAACACGACCGCAATGAGCATGCCGTAGCCGACGAGGTAACGCCACCGCATTATTTCTTTTTAGCTGGTGGTGCTGGTGGGTACGGGTTGGCGTCTTTAATTGCCTGAACGGCAGCTTCCCATGCTTCTTTGGTATTTGCTCCGCGTTGCCATTCAAAAAAGATTGGGTCACTAGTTTTGATGTATTCCTTGTGGCGTGTGTTGCTTACCAAGTCGTATTGGTTTTGGTAGTCAACGGCTGGCCATTGTGCGTCAAGTTCGGCTTGTGTTGGTTTTGTGCTTGTGCTGTACCACTCAAGTGTGTCGTAATCGTTGCCTGCAATTGACCATTCATCGCCTACATAGTTAGCATTTAATACTGCTGTGTAGTCGGTCATGCTGAAATCTCCATCAAAGTAATAGTGCTTGTCGTGTTTGTGTCTTGAACGCTGGCTGACGAAAGCGCCGACCCAGTTTTGAGACCGACGGTGTATGTCGTTGCGGAAGTAGTAGCCGGGCTATCAAGGTAATTAGTAACCGCATTTGCAACGGTATTTCCGCTCGAGGCGTACATTGTGCAAAAACCATTGGCACCGTAAAGATTTGTGCCAGCGACAGTTCCACGGAAAATCGTAAGAATCGCAGAGCCGTTGGTGTTTTGGTTCGCTGCGTTTAACGTCACCGTCACAAGTACTTTTGATGAAGTAGAACTAGGCGTGATTGACGCTGAAAGACCAGACGTCACAAAACTTGTTGAAGTAGTGCTAACCGGGGTTGACGTCGTCGCCTGCACAACTTGCAAAACACGAAATGCGCCACGAAGTGCGTTTTGTTGTGCAGCGGTCAAAACCTGCCCAGCGGTAAAACTGGCTGGAAGTGTTGTTGGTGTAGCCATAAGTGCTCCTTATCCTAAAACATTATCTGCGTCGAGTGTGCCATACGTGGCGTTATCCAAAATCAACTCGTAAACGATCGTGGTCGGCGCGGTTGAGTACAGCACTCTGTGGCCTGTGCTGAAATCTAGGTAATGCTCGATGCCCTCAACGGACAGTTCTTGCGCCAGTTGGCTTGTGCCGGCACCGCTAGGAAATGTCTTTTCTATGGTGATGGTGTCGCCAATTTCTAGGGTTGCCAGCGTGTCCTTCTGTGGCGTGGTCAGCATTAGGAATGCGGTTTCTACTGACGTGTAGCGCGCTTCTGGTTGCGGGTTAAGCAAGTAAGACGCTGCCGTCGTGATTTCCCCTGCTTCATGCAAAAGGCTGTTGGTGATGCTGTTGGTCTGAATGAAGTAGGTGGCAATAGAGCCTGCGTCGGTGGCTGTAGCGGTGTTTCCGTTTAAGCCTGTAACCACGACGCGGTTAACTACAGCGTCAGCCTCAAATGAGATGCCCACGCCGTTGTATTTGTATTCGGTGCCGTCATCGTGGAAGTCGGCTACCGATGCCGAGATGGTGTTGCCGATGCGGTTTTGGAATGTGAGCACCCCGTCACGCGACATGAACAGACGACCGAATTCGGCGGTGTCGTTAATTTGGGCAATGTATTGCAGCACGTTGGTGCCAGCATTAACGGTGTACGAAGCATCATGGCCGAGGTTGACGGTGCCAGTTGCAATGTCGCGCGATAGAGCTGGGAAGTCAACTTCTGGCAAATTCAATACGGTGTTGATTCGAGCACCCGACAATTCGGCTGATGGGTTGAACTCATCCAAGTAGGTTTGTGACAGCAAATAGAACTGGTCAGCGCAATACACCGTCACCGTGTCCAAACCGCCCAAAGCAAAGTTGTAGTCATAATTGACCACAAATCCTGAATACAGGTATTCGGCAACATTGGTTGAGTCGTATCGAATCAACTTCACTTGTCGCATTGGCGCAAGACCAGGCTGGGAGTCGGCCGTGTTGTAGTACGGACTATTTTCGTCAAATGGGTTGAAAATGCCGTCCACGTCTTGAATGGTGAATGTCATCGTGCCAGCGCTAAACGTGTCACCAATGTCGCGCCTACCGCGCTTTACTGTAATACTGGTAGCTGAATCCATGACGCTTGCAAACTCTGTTGTGCCGTCCAGCACGTACTGCGTGTTATCTAAGATGCCTTTAGTTGCAGAGTCAAGCGTGAACGCATCCTGCACGAATCCTGTGGCGATCTGCAGGTCATAGTTACCCGAATCAACTACAGCTGTGCCGGGCATCAGGCAATGTTCAGAGCCAACGGCCCTGCACTCCGTGAGTAGGCGCGCAATGCGTTGACCACGGCTTGACCGATCTCGGCGCTAGTCGAGAGTCCGCCTGTGACGTTAATGGTCACTCCCCCGCCCGTATTCATCTTGTCTAATGGCACCACGGCTTCTGGGCCTGATTCGCCGATCAGGGCAAGAGTAGGGGAGTTGACAATGCCACCGTCTGCCATGCGCGGAATGTTTGATCGTCCAGCGGTTTGTGTTGCTGGCCCACCAACAGACGGCAAATTGATGTGGCTGATTGTGCGGATATCTGGCACCAAAGGAATGGCGTTGTAGGCGCGAATGATGCCGTTGACCATCATGATTGCGCCGTTGACAACCGACTCAAATGCGCTGAGGATGCCGTTAATGATTGCGTTAACACCTGTCTTGAACCAGTCAAATTTGTTGTAGGCAACAACAAGCGCGGCAACCAATAGCGCAACGCCTGCAGCAATAAGGCTGAACGGGTTTAATGCCATGGCAATGTTGGTGGCCACGATCGCGGCGGCGACCAAACCAATTGCAGCTGCAATAGCCAAAAATGCGTTCGGGTTTTTTTGAGCCCAATCAGCAAACTTCTGCAATACGGGAAGCACAGCCTGGACAACTGGCAATAACGCAGCGCCAATTGACTCTTTAGTTTCGCTAATTGAGTTCTTAAGAATTGCCATCTTGCCGGCAGCGGTTTCGGCGTTCTTTGCGGTTGCTCCGCCAAAGGTTCCACCAAGCACGTTCATTACTTCGTCAAGGGTTGCCCCTTCTTTAATCATTGTGGCCATCTCTGGTGACAGGGTTCGCAATGCTTTGAAATTTCCCTGATACGCCTTTGCGAGCGCGTCGGCCACGGTGGTGCTGTCCATTTGTAGGGCTGTGCTGATATCCATGACAAGGTTCATGTCTTTCATGGCAAGGTTCACATCTTTGGTGCCTCGGACTAGAGCCTCTAAAGATTTTCTATATTGAGTATCTGTGATGCCAGATGCTCGACTCATTGCAGTAATTTGCTTTTCAACCTGTTCGGTCTGTGCAGCGCCAGCGCCAGTCACATTCTGCAACGTAAGGGCTAAAGCGGCTTGTTCTTGCTGATCTTCCATTGCAGCGCTGGTGGCGTCACCGAGAGCTACAGCCAAACCAGTTAGCGCGGCAGCTGCGGGGATTGCAGCCTTCTTGATAGCAAACTGGGCTTTCTCACCCGTGGTCTCAAGTTGCTTAAATTGAGCGACAGCTTTCTTAATACCCTTGCCGTCAAACTCACAAATGATCGGGATATTAATTGCCATTATGCGGTCTCTCTGTTTGCTTCATCCATGACGCGCTTAACCAACTGCTCCATCTCGGACATGACATCGTTCTGGCGTTGCTCGTACGCTTTCCACATTACTCGCGAACGGCTCCCATAACGGGAAGTCAACGCGCGACCTAGTGGGCCTTCCATAGACATGTCAAACATGGTGCCAGTAGCGCCCTGCCATTGAATGAGAAACGTGCCTACGTTGGTTTTGTTCCCGCCGTATTCTTTGATGTTTCGAGTATTGATCTTGGCAGCAATCTTCTGCTTAAAGCCTGGCACCCAAGGCAACATCTTGAAGCCTGATTTGGTTGACCAATTTCGCGCCATACCAGACAACGGAGCGGAAGATGGCACAAGCCTGTTGGCGTCGTCAATGACAGGCTGAACAATCTTCTTATAGTCCTTGGTAATTTCACGGCGTAAAGATTTGTCAATTTTGTTGAGCGTCTTCAAGGCTTCTTTAAGCCCAACAATTTCAATCTTTGCCGTTACCTCAGACATGTGTTATCTCCGTTTGTTTTGCTCATTCAGCACTTTAATGACAGTTGCCAAGTCCCGTGAGTCAAAACCAATGTCGCTAGGCCACCAACCGACCGCGACCAAAACTTCTGCTAGTTGGCGGCGGTAGGTGCCGCGTCCGTAGGGTTTGGGTCTGTCTCATCCAGTACCGGCACAATGTCGATCTCGGGGTTTTGCTTAAGCCACTCATTCCAACTGTCAGGTAACTGTTCGCCACGCATTTTGAGGATGTAATACATCCATGCTGCGGTGTCGCCTTGCTTGTAATCGTTGGTGAGATTTGCTACACGACCGCGATCGTTTCGCTCCCATTCAGTAATCACAAACAGGTTTGTGTAGTAATACTCGGGCTCGCTGTCAGGCGTGCGCGTCAACTTAAGTTTGATTTTCACTTGCTCTCCTATGTCGGCTTGGAGCCGTTATTTATACGGTTGTATCGACTGAGTAAACACCGCCCTGGAATTCAATCTCCCATTGGCTTAACTCGCCCAAAGAAGCATTGATAACTGGTATCGCGGAAAGATAGGTTTCACTCAAAATGAAGCCAGGGTTAGTCGCCCCGTCAACTGCCGAAGTTGGATTGACTTTGATATAGCACTTGGTGCCGAGCAATGGTGAAAGAACTGCATAAGCCTCTGAGGCTGCATAACTGGCATAGACCGTCAAGGTGAGTGAGTTGCTGTAAAGGCCTGCGGTCATCGTGCGTGACGTGGAACCGAAAGCGGTGTCTTCGAGTGCTTCTGCAGTAACAGTCAATGTTGCTGCGGAGACCTGATCGGTAATGTCAACGATGCCGGCAAGTGTTGAGCCGACCATTACTTTTGGGTTAGAGAGATACGTGCTAGTTGCCATGATTGCTCCTTAAGTTCTTTCTTGATAGTAGATGATTCGTGTTGCTTAGTTGTGGATTATGCGGTCTGGGCTTGGATAGCGCAATCAAGGTCGTAGCACGGGTACAACGCGCCACCAATCTCAAGGCTTGACGGACGGCCAGCCATGACGATGATTGATGAGCTAAGCACGCTTGCCACGATGCTCAAGATTGAGCGGAGCACCGGCAGACCAGCAGGCCCAGAACCAATGACCTTGATTGGAAACTCGAGGCGCACAATGTTGCCATTGCCAAATGCTGTGGTGAAATTTGGTGCGTCCAAATAAACGCAATTAGGTGCAAGTTTGGTTGGGTCGTTTACAACGCGAAGACCAGACACCGCGGTGAGCGTCGCTGTGACGTCATCAATTGCTTCGTTGAATAGGTCGGTGTAAGCCATCAGGCAACCGCTGGACGAGGGATGCCCAAGAGCTGTTTCACGATCGGGGTCAGGCTTTGCTGTGGGGCTGAACC